TTATTGCCGCAGATTCAATTTGACCTTTCATACGAAAACCTAATTCGTGAACCATGCGATCTGCCATGCCATCGTCATATGTGCTTCTGGCAATGCGTCCCATTTCTTTAGTAACATTAGGCGGTACAATAGGTGCGCCTGTATTTTTGTCTGTTATTACAGTTGCTTGCCGTACAAGGTCTTTTGCGTAACTTTCAGCTTCTTGAGCCAACATTCGACCCATTTGCACAGACGTATCAATTGCGTATTGCGCTGTTTTTTCAACAACCCGTCCCATAGGATTATCAGGCATTTGCACAGGCTGAATAGATCGCGTGTCATTTACTTGTATTGGCTGGCGAATTACAGGCATTAACCTATCCTCATCTTGGACGTTAAGAAGCTTTTAGCTTGTTGGTATTTTTGCTTACGCCATTCTCCGCGAGGCATTGTATCGCCGTGTTTTGTATCTTCGTAAGTTTGATAACCTTCGTTTAACGTTTTTAACGCTCCTAAATTGCCGCGCATTCTAAATGCTGCTGCATCCATTTGACCGCCCAGCATTGCCATAGCAGATTTGTTTCTAAGGTTTAGTTTTTCCATTCGCGTATTAGCGTCAAGTTTGCTTAATGCTTCTGTCGTGTCTTTACGCATGCCTTTGTCAATTGAATTAAAAGAACTCATATCTAATCCAGACAGCATAGCTTGGGCTATATTGTTTTGTATTTGAGTAGACATAGACATTCGTATGTCAGCTTCGCCTTGGAATTTTCTTGCGTCAGCTATAACGCCCATAGATTCAAGCATACTTGCTTCAAAAGTAGCTTTAGTCATAGCATTTTGAGCGTTTACTTTACCCGCTGCATATTGACCGTATGCACCAATAGCAGCGTTTGCCATCATCATGCTGCCTTTTGCGTGGCTATCACTCTGACACATTATCTGCCCTCACACATAAACATTTAGAACAGCACCGCGCATAACTAATCGTCCTGCGGTGTTACCTGTTATTTTTAAAGTAGGATCGCGGCCCCAAAGCCCAATGTAATATTCGCGCCAATCATCTACTGGAATAACTGCTAAATCTTCAGCTATGTCTAATCCTGTCAGAACATCGACGCCTTGGATTTTTCCTGTTGCAGCTTTTTCCCAACTAATAGTTGCTGAGACTAATCGTTGCTGTTGACCAATGCGCGTTCCTGTTTGCATTGAAGCAACAGGCGCGTGGAACTCTACATTCCAACTCATAGGATCGCCAATAGTCACGCTAGTTACGCTGGTGTCATTAGTAAATGCTTTTGTAGACGCTGCTACAGACACATTTGCGTATGTATAATAACCATAATACGCTTGTTGCACTCTGCCATTAATGTTGCTTGCAGTCCAAGATGTTGTTGCAGAACCGTTTGTTAAAACTTCAGAAAAATCTGTTGTAATGTAATTCTCGCTTTCGCTGTCAAACCTAAGAATTACATATTCATCAACACCCGACGATGTTCCGTTTGCATCTAAATTAATTTGCCTTTTGCCTACTGCAAACAAGCGCGTTCCTAGCGTAGCGACAGAAGTAAAGCTGCCGTTATCCAAAGTCCAACGCATCCACCCAAAGCTATCATCAGCACGACTAGAGTGTAAAACCAACATCGCACCGTCTGTTTGGTTTGCAAAAAGCATGTACGGGGTTGTGATAAGCGCGGAACCTCCGTCAAATACTGCTGCATCTTTTGGCTCCTTTACCCAATCAGGAACAATAATAGAGGCTGGCAATGACGAATATTCTGTAATCCGTGAGTCACTTGTAAATTCACGAATAACCAACCCGTTAAAATCAACGTAAAAAACACCGCCATCAAATTTGTGTGGCTGTGTATATGACGCTCCGTGTTCTGTTGCTGACACAATACGCACAGAGCCTTGAGATATAGCTTCGGTTGTACTGCCTGGGACATAAATTTCGTCGCTGTCTGTAAAAAACATTAAATCATATGCAGCAATAACATGTCTAATTCTTGACTGCTGGCCTATGCCATAAAGTGCTATTGCCTCTGCTGCTTGGCCTGTACCTAAATCAAAATTTCTAAACTGACCAAATTGCGATCCCCAAGCTGCATTTGCTAGAGAATTAGTTCCAGCCATCCACAATCTGCGCTCATGAACAGCGCATGTTGTAGGCCAACCTCTTGCATCAGAAAACGCTGGCTCTTTAACGCCTTTAGTTCCTGATAAAACAAAACACATAATGCCAGTTCCACCAGCTAAAACATCGTTAGTTGCGTTTGATCCATTGGTTTGAATTTCAAAAGTATCTAAATTCAAAATGCGAGTAATTGTATAAAACGCTGTTCCACCTGATCCAGCAGTAGAACTAGAACTTGTTCCCGCTGCTAACGGTGATTGGTTTAATGTTAATCTTGCATTATCAGACGCAGATAGCCCTGCAAAAAAAACCTTATCGCCAACACTTAAACCGTGATTAAAAAATGAAACCTCAACCAGTTTAGAATTTTTCTTCATATAAAAAGGGTCTGTATCCATCCTTTTTACAACATCTGCTTTTACAGTAACCCGCGCTTCTCTAGGGCCAATAACAGACGTTATTTCATACTCACCATCTAATAGCTTCATACGACTATTAACGTGATCTGCCGTAAACAAATCTTCGTTAGATACTATTGTGCCTGTACCCGCCGCTAAATCTGCCGCTTGAACGCTAGATGTAATTTGCTGCACAGAAGACAAATAACTTTGATAACCTGTAGACGCTCCCGCTGCCGTCCAGATGTTTGCAGTAATTTCTAACGTGTCACTAGCAAACTGATAAAACGGCGCTTGCATCCCGCCAGTTTGCAAATTTATACCAAACTCAAAATTATTAAGCGCGAATGTTCCATCAGCCCTGCGCCTAATAATTTTAGTGTTAAATGTTGCGTCAGCTAATATTAAGCTGTCGCCTTCTGACGCTATAGATATGTAATCTACGTTTGATGTTGTTAACCAAGATTGCCCACTATATCGTATAACTATTGTAAGCGCGTCAGTGCTTGGTGTGTAAGTGTGTATTTCAATTTCTTCTTCTAATGGTTTAAACACAATTAAATATTGCTCGGTGTTCGAGTAATACCAAGGCTCAATTCTAATTCCTGAACTAAAACCTTTTAAATATTTAGTTCCCCAGCGCCGACCAATGCGACCATCGCCTAAAACCATCATGTTATTAGCTTCGCGCACAGAAGACGTATAGGCTTGAGCGTCTTGTCTTATTCTAAGACCTGACCCTGTTCTGCCCTTGCGGAAATCTGCCCGAAAATCTGTTAATGTAGGCATTAGATATTCCTGTGACTGCGGCGGCTTTTAATAAACATTTTAGTATCTAGGCGCGTCGATGTTCTGCCCTGAGCGTCACGCGATCTTGCTTTAATCATCATGGTTTCGCCCTGCTGGGCTAAGAACGCTGCTGTTTCTTTATCTTGCGTAATTGGCATGCAAATAGCGGCTGCTAATGAAAGAATGTAGGCTCTGCGGAAATATCCGGGCCAACTTTCTGCGCCGACTGTGTTTGTATATTCAATAGTAACATTATCAGTAGAATTAGCGTCAACATTAACCGCAATTTTAGGCCCAAACCTATCAAATTCAGCAATGTAATCGCCCACATAAACTGTTTGAATTGCAATTGCGCTGGTAGGCAATTGATATAATCCCGTCCACGGTACAGGTGGTGTTTCTACTAATCTTGAAAGTATGTCTCTGTCTCTGGCAAATCGCCAAGGATAGGCTGACAATTCATCTTCCAGTATGTCAGAATACAATCTGTTAATTGTTTTTGCAGGAAGTGTTTGTTCTGTAAACGATCCAATAGACGGAACGCCTAATTGCGCTAATGCAGCGTTAGCTACTTTTAAAGACGAATTTGAAACTGATAATGGCGTGACGGTCATTTCAAATCCTTTGTATAAGCAAGAGAGGCGGGGGGGAGGAAACCCGCCTCTCTATTGTTTAGCCAGCCCAGTCTGCCACCAGCACTGACTGAACTATTTAGGAAGGCGCAGGAGACAAAGTAGATACTTTGAGCATAGCTGTGTCTTCGATAACTTTTGCGCCAAGCGACATTGAAGAAACGCACGACCAAGCAGAACGAGTATTCTCGTAATCCCAAATTGTGCTAATTTCTTTATTAATGCCGTGACCAATTGCAGTACGGTGCCATGCAAGGTTAGTTGCAACGTTAGTTGCAGATACGCCGTGTGCAATATTTGGGAGAGGCATCCAAAGAGTACCCATCCAGAATTTTGCAGTAAGCGATCCCTTAAAAGGCAAGTTTTCTGCGCTGACATAATCAGCGTTTGCAAACTCGTTTACTTGCAGGAATTGCGCCCATGCGTAGGGGTGCAGCGCACAAAAACGATTGCCATCGTCAGGCACTTCGTTAACTGAAAATTTGGTTATAACAGACATTGCTGTGTTAAAATCAAACACGCCTGTAGCATCACCAGCATCAGCAGAGTTTGCGCCAGTAGTCATTGCAGCAATCAAAACTTCGTCTGTTTTTTTACCAAGTGCAGCCGCGTGAGCAGCAGCATGTGCGCCTTTTTCATCAATGTTCTCTTTAAGCATGTCGAGATCATCAATAAGTGTTGGCACATAATAGTCTGCCATAGTTGCAGATACTTTGCTGTGCGCTGGATCAAGAAACGTGTGTTCAGCGTTTCTAGTTTTAGATTGCGCTGCCAAAGTACCAAACTTTTGGAAATGCACAGTTGAACCTTGCACAGTACCTTTGCGAGTAGTGTTGGCTAGACGAGAACCCATTTGACGATACAGCATGTGTACGTCTGCATTATATTCTTCAATAAATGCGTTAGAGATTGTAGATGCCATTTGATTTGCCTCAGTTGAATTACAGGAACAAAGCGGGTGTTCCTCAAATCAACATCGCGGGTATTCCATACGGAGCCGTTTGCGATCTTTGGGGCCGACAGACGTACGGCTGCGCTTTTACATTTTTAAAGTCAACTCCTGCGCCTGTAAAACTTACCTACGTCATTAAAACCCATGCGCTCGTAAAACTTTCCCGTTCTTTCCGCAGTAATGCCAGTAGATATGCCAAGGCTTATAACTTTAGCACCTTTTGCTTTTGACCATTCCTCAAAAGCTTTTATTAGTCTCATTGCTGCGCTACTTCCTCTGTAAAAAGGCGTAACATACAATGTTAAATCAGACGCCAGTAAATCTTTGCCAAACCAATGCTCACAAATTAAACCAACAAAAAGTCCAACAACATCATTATGTTTGTCTATTGCAACAAAGCCACAAAAATTATCTTGCTGAATTTGTTGCCAAACAGCCATCATTTTGTTTTCGTCAAAATCTAAATCACGAAAATACCCTTCTTGATGCAATTGCATTCCAAGAACAGTACAAGCGCCTACATCTTCTGGACGCATTTCTCTTACAATCAAAGTCCTTGTTGCTTTGAAAAGAGTTCCCAATTACGGCGCACCATAGCCGTGTATTCAGAGTTGTCTCCAAATCTAGGATCAGCTTGCATTTCTCTTATGCTTTCGCGGGTCA